TGCTCACCCCTTCCCGATATTCCTTGACGTATTGGGTGACGACATCGAGGTGCTTTCCGGCTAGAAAGAACCAGACGGAGGACATGGGGATGGTCTGAGCCTCAGCGAGGCGGCGGAAATTTGCAAGGATGTCTCCACCGTCGCCATACTCTGCGTTTTTAGCAGAGAAGAGGCTCTGGACTCGGTCGAGGGCTTTCGCGATGATTTCGACTTGGGGATTTCCGGCAGGCACGGCGGGCTCCTTTTCGGGCATGTATTGCACAAAATCTCTAAGAGCTGAGTCGAGTTTTTGGTTGAAAGGGTCAGTCATGCTGTTGGCTCCTTTTGCATTGCGGAGGCTTTGCGAAGGACGCGGAAATGGTTCAGCGCCCGTCTCGCATTCGCCACATATTCGTCGTCAATCTCAAGGCCGAGGACATGAGCCGCGCCGAGAGATTCGGCTGCACGAAGACTTGATCCCCCTCCGCAAGTCGGGTCAAGCATTCGTGTGTTTTGATCGACGAACATCTGGAGAAAGTGTTTTAGGACTGGTTCGGGTTTGGTGTGGGGGTGGTGCTCTTTGTTGGTCTGGGCGGCTATCGCGTTGCTCACAGGTTTGACTAAAAGTCGGTCTTCACGCGAGGCGATGAGGGCCGTTTCGTAAACCCGGCGAGGTTCGCGTTTGGGGTCTGGGATGATTCCGACGTTATCGCTTTTGACCCAGATCAGGGGGAAATTGCAGAAGGCGAGTTGGGGTGCGAGTTCGGCAAAAAGCTGAAGGGTGCGGGCTTGGATTTTGATGTCGCCGGAAAGCCAGAACACGAGATGAGCGGAATGGGCCATTATGCGGTCCAGGTTTTCGCACAAACACACGATCAGCTTTTCGTAAATGTCTGCGGTATCTTTGTATTGACTCCATGATTGTTTGCCAGACCATTTTCCGCCGAACACGTTCACGCCGTAAGGGAAGTCACAGTGGATCAGGTTGAAAGGCTCGCCGGAATAAGTGGGTGCCCAGTCGAGGAAGGACTGTTGGAGGATGGATTGTTCGGGCGGGGTGATGATCGGGGGCGCGGTGGATGGCCCTTTGCCGGGGCGGGCGTCGCCCGTGGATGCGTCTAAAATATCGGCAAGGGGGTCACTACCACCCGCCTTTTCCGCCGCTTCCGTGGCCGTCGATAGGATGTTGCTAATCGCATCCGACGCAACCCTTTCGTCTTCTCGAGCGATGAAATTGAAGGCTCGAGTTGCCGTGTCCATCTCCCGCACGTTTTCGCGGTGAAGTTCTTTCGCAACTCGGCAGCACCGCATAACCCATGATACGGAATAACCGATATGGTTGGCCGTGCTTGTGAGGCTCCATTCTCCATCCGCCTCTTCCGTCAGGGTTTCGTGAAGCATGGAGATGGCTTCGCACTGCTCCTGCCATGTCAGGTCTTTGCGGCGAAGGTTTTCTTCGAGTTCGACGATGCGCTGCTCAGTAATAGGCAATTCCGCAAGGAGTCGTGCAGGAATGGTGGGAAGGCCGAGTTTGGTCGAGGCCGTAAAGCGGCGTTCTCCGGCCAGAAGTTTGTAAGGCTGACCTTCCGGGCCGATTTCGTCTGTGACGATGATGGGGACGAGCACGCCTCGACGCGGAATGCTCTCGAGCAAGTCAGAAACATCAAGTTCCTTGCGCTGGCGCGAAGGCCGGTCGATCCAGATGTCAGAAAGGGAAATGTCCATGTTTGCACCAGCTTTAGAGGGAAAGGGAGGGGCCGTAGCCCCTCGCCTTGTAGTGTTAGACTTCGCCCTTGACGGACTTGATGTTGTTCCGCGGCGGCTCTTCCGGCTTATCCGGGTTGAAACGCTGCGTCACGTAGATGATAACCGGCTGGTTGATCGCCTCCGGGATCAGTTCGTCAAACGAACGGCCTTCAGTCGGAAGACCGAGGGAGACGAGAAAGTCCTTGAGACGAAAACGCGCGTCGGGGGTGAGGTAAAAGTCGGTGGAAAGCTTGCGGGCTGACAGGTCGATCTCGGCGAGTTCCGAAGCGTCGATGTCGTCACCTGCGTTGTGGAACTTCAGGCCAAAGCGGACGTAAGGGGTCTTGTTCTTGTTGTTGTCTCCGTATTCGAAAGACGAGACGACGCCGTGATAAGTGCCTTCGGGGAGCGGGATGGGAGCCTTGACATCATCGGCCTTGACGGAGAGGAGGTCTTTGAAGTTAACAGCCATTTTTACACCATTTGTTGTGAGCTTTAGGGCTCGGTTATTCCCCGTGAGGGGAACTTGTTAGGCACCACGGAAAAGAAGTTTCCATCTGCCTAAATTCGTGTAGTGCTGCCACAAGGAACCGTCGTCGCACAAGCAAACGATAATACCCGGCTCGACAGCGGCGATCTGAATGATCTTTCCTCGCGGCCTATCACTCATGTTCTTACTGCCTTGAAATAATCCGCCAGACCTGTTTCGAGCGGATAGGATTGCGCGACCTTGGAGGGCGCGGTATTTTTGCACTCGATCGTGCCTTGAGAAGTTGTGAAGATTTGGCGTTTTAGGCCCTGGCCTCTGCCGCTGGATTGCGCCAGCAGGACAGTGTTGAAATACCGCCCGACCTTGGGGGGAAGGGCTTTGCCCAGAGTGTTCGGATAATATCGCTCCGGTCCATTATCGTCTCCCATCGGTTTGATGTGGCAGTTGATAATCACGTTGCATTTTACGGACTCGTCGTAGAGCATTCGAAGCATGTTCTCGACAAGAGCTTGCGCGAGGCCCCAATCGGACTGGTGAGGGTGCTGCCCGAGTCGCCCATTCATCGACAAGATGTAAGAAAGAGCGGCGTCGGAAAGCATGGTTAGGGAGTCGATGACGAGGACTGTCTGGCCGTCCCATGTGGTAATGGGGCCGAGCTTGGTTTCGCCATCGACCCAGTCGCCCAGAAGCGACGCAGTTCGCTGCCAGACGGTGGCCTTCACAGGAATAAGTTTTCCTGCGACGTTTTTCATCGGTTCCGTGACGGTCACGTATTCGACATTGTCGATTGCGTCTTTGTCGTATCTGCCGGAGGTCAAAAGGTCTCGGAGAACGTCAATGCCGTTGTCGAGGTCGATAATGCGGATGCGATAGCCTGCTGACGCAAGTGAGGCGAGGGCGCCAGTCTTGCCCGCCCCCGAGTCACCGACAAACAGGAGTTTAGTTGTGGTAGCAGAATGATGGTTTTTGAGGGCGGGCATGAAAAAGGGCTCCAGAGGGGAAAGGTTATTCGCTGTCTTCTTCGCGGCTCGCGACTCCTTCGTCGTAGCCCGAATCATGGCCAGATGTATATCCGTCATCATAACCGATGTCGTATTCAGTTTGCGCTGCGGTCTGAGCGTCCTCGATGATTTCATTAATCACTTCCGCGACGGCATCGGTCTGATGTTCAGTGGGAAGCATGAGAAGATACTGTTCTGCGCTTTTCATGTCAGATGTCTCCACGGACTTGGAGGGGGTCCCAGATGCGGCGGGTGAAGTCGGCTTTCAGCCAGTCTTGTCGGACGGAAGCTGGAAGCCCACAAATCTTGCGGAACGGGCACCCTCCATACATTCCACAAGACTTGTCATTCATCGGCCAATAGTTCTGCGCCGCGTAAAGTTCCGCAGTCGCAAGGTATTGGCCAAGATCGAAATACCATTCCTCAAGCACGGACTCAGTTCTCGGCACGACTCCGCGCAAGAATCTTGTGAAGGTCTGCGCGATCTGCGCCCCGTCCACGATGATCCCCTCGATCTGGACGTTGTAAACGATCTTCCCGGCGATGGCGTAGAGGGACATCTGGTTGTCGGGGGTGAACTTGTCGAAGAAGGAAGAGTTGATGGTGGACTTGGTGGTTTTGCGATCCAGCACAAACGCCTTATCATTCAGAGTCGCCAAACGGTCCAGATGCCCGCACAGCAAAATGCTTTCTCCTTGACGGGACGTATAACCGCTGTCGAAACGGAAGGATAGCTCGACCGCTGGCTTGCCATTTGCAAGTTTCACGGTCTGGATCGGATCGTGCTCACCGAACTGATCGAGATACCAGATGACGCTACGTAGAAGGGTTATGCGGTTTTTATTCGGATCATCTGAAATCCACGGCCGTCCCTTTTTCTCGTCCCATGTCAGCGCCAAGACCTTCCGAACTACGTCCCGCATGGCTTGGGGATGCTCGACGCCGCTGAAGCGCAGATGGTCGTAGTATTCAAGCGCGGAGTGGAAGTGGAGGCCGAAAGTTAGATGCACACTGATCGACCGGGGCTGCCAACCTTCCAAAATGCTGAGTTGGTAGTAGCGGGGGCACGTTTTGAACGCGCCGATGGATGTGGAGTCCCACGCGAACTGGAAACGCGGGGAGATTGTGGAAAGAGAATTATTTGTGGTCATGTTCCACCTTTACCAGTCGAAAGCCCTCAGAGTGAAGAGAGGCCATTTTATCGGCCTGGGCTTGCAAGGCAAAGGTGTATTTGATGAGGCGCTCAATGTTCTCGCAAGCCTCGTCCCCAAGCCATGTGGAGGCTTGGTATCGAATGTGATCGACTAAAGCGTTGAGTTCGGTCTGGGTCATTGGGAAGCTCACGGGTTGAAGTCGAAATCTTTGAGGAGGTCGTCAGCGGAAAGGATGGGGCCTTTGGTGCGGGGAACTTTTTTGGGTTTGGGAGTGGATTCCTGCGTGGCAAACTTTTCGCGTTGGGCTCGGAGGTATTCGATGATGCGGTCAGCTTCAGCGTCGGAGATGTTGGGGG